TTTCGCTCCGAACTTTTTAAACCTGTCCACGTTTGCTATTGCCTCCGCTTGGCTTGGTTTGTAGTCGTTTAATCTTTTATAACGCTCAAAGAATTGTTTGAGTGCAGAAAAAAAAAAGCGCAAATAGGGTTCGCCTCATCAGTAGGCACTTCGCTAAAGTCAATATCGGTGTATATTTTAGCAATGCCTATCAAAGCGTCCTTCGGCTTGTCATGTTGCAATAGTAAAGACTTCGCCATCTCTAGTTTGCCGTAGCTTTCACGCCCAATGTCAATTTGTTTATCCTTTTCCAAATAAGCGTTTGGTGCTTCGTGCATAAATTGCAATGCCGTAAATAATGCCCCTAGTGCTTCGCTGTTTAGTTTGTTTAATGTTGTGGTCGGTACACCTAGCAAACAACTCGCTTGGTCAAGTGCTGTCTCATGGTTTAAAAATTCGATGTATTTCTTAAACGGTACATCACCCCAATTAGTCGGGATGTTTATGATCTCCTCGTTTATTTTCCCTTGTATCATATTAAACTATTTTTTCTTATTCCGGTGCTTGTTTTGTGCTTGGTTAGAAACGCAAAGCCATAAAGGAAACCGTCAAGTGCGTGATTGAATGCGTCAACCGGTATCCCTGCTTTCTTATCATTCCAAATGTAGTTACTTAATTCCTTTCTCAAATTGTGGCTCGTTGGTGTTATCATTATTTTATAGTTCGTTGCACTTGGTATCATTTCGGATGCACCTCTACAATAATCGGTACATGGTTTTATATTCAATCCCTTTCGCCTTAAATCCTCGACTAACCTATTTTGTTGACCGTGACTATCACCCACGATTATATCAGTCGGCTTTTGGATTAGTTGGCTATTAAGTTTAAAAAGGTCATCAGTACCTAGTTTATCAACTCCATAATACTCTTCATGCAAATATATAACCTTTTGGTTATTGTCAACCGCCACTTTAATTAAGGTTGTCGGGTCAACACTAAATCCATAATCCTGCCCGTAAACGTATGGCAATGAATTATCAAACTCGCCATGCGCCCAGTTGGTGAAGATTGCGCCTTGACGGTTTGCCCTTTCACCGCTTCCGTAAATAGTCCACCAATATTGATTTGACTTTCTGCTTTCGATGTCCTCGATTTGCGCTTGGGTCAAATATGGATTGTCTTTGTAGGTGGTTATTAGCGGTGGATATTGTTCGATGTACTGGTCAAGCCAATGTTCCAAACCTAGTGCAGGGTTATAATCGCAAATAATTCTATGCCTTGTTCGTGGGAATAGTTGGTCGATTGTTTCCTGTGGGAACTGGTGCGCCTCGTTTATCCAAATGAAATCACGGCTGCGTCCGTGTATCTTTGCAGGGGTGTCCGCTCCGTAGTAGCTTATTATATTGCCGTGAAGATTGTAATAGTGTTCGCTTTTGTTGTGGTGCAAATCATTATACACGCCACACTCAATTAGAACGTCTTTAAAGTCTTTCCAAGCCGTTGCACGTAAAGCAGTAAAGGTATCACGAACTATGTCTATATCGAGCCCTGTGTAGTTCTCACATAGCCAAATGATGTAATAAATAACTGAGTAACTTTTCCCCGACCTTGTGCCACCTTGTAGAAGGGTTACACGTTGCGACTTAACTTTTTTTTTAGAAACCGAAAGTTTGGATTGCTATTCTTCATCTTCCTCGTTTAGCCATTCAGGCAAATTCTTCTTTGAAACAGAAACGTCCATTGTTTGCTTTGCTTTGCCGTATGCACGGTCTAAAAGGACTTCGGCTGCTCTCACATCGCCTTTACTAGCTTTCGCCCGTAATGCCTTTAAAATAGCCTCACCTGCCGTTATGCCGTCCTTTTCCTCTCCTAATACATCAGCCAATAGCTTATCCAATTCGGGTAGCTTTTTAGGTCTGCCGTTTGGGTTTAGCGTTTCGCCTTTCTTCATTTTACGTCCATCATGCGGAAATGCCATACGTCTGTTTTTTGTCTGTTTTAAACCGCTCGTCCATTTAAAGGGAAAAGCAATGTAGTAACGGTTGAGCCTTTTTTGATTTTCTTTTTACCGATTAAAATATCTTCGGCTAAAACTTCATTTTTTTTGCCATCGTAGCCAAAAGTTTCACGGTCTTTATCGCAATAATTAATCACCCCGATAAATTTGTTGCCTAAAAAGTATTCTTTGTAAAATCCTATTTGCTTAAACATAGTTGGTTATTTTATGTAAAAGTAGCAATATCATTTCTTTTTAAAAACTTTCCAGTCAATTAAATGGTGGTGTCTGTTAAATCTTATAACGGTTTTTGCATATTGAGGCCAAACAGCTTCTAGCATTTTAGCTTTTAATAAATTCTTTTCGGCTTTGTTACCTTGGTACAATTCCGTTTGGTTACCCCCTTTCATCTTTTGTGCAGTTGAAACCTTGTCAGCCATATAATATACACAACTTGATGTACTCCCCCCATTATGTAAAACCTGCAAACATAAATCAACGTCCTCATTATATTTTAGCCTCCACCTATATGGCAAACTATTTTTAATTAACATTGCTGAATATACGTGGCAATTATACTTAAATGGAGTTTTAGGCGGCTTTACTACAAAGTTTGGCTCTTCAAACCCACTTATATCTATATTAGTTCTATCTGCATTTTGTTCTACATAAATTAGTGCTGAATTTAAATCATCCCATTTTTTTCTTTTGCCATTAATCCACTTTGCCCAATTCTGTATATTATCATCAAATAACCAATGGTATTTATAGCCTTGTAATTTTGCATGCTCCCAACAAAAATTTCTAGCAGGATAACTCCCTAATCCTAAATTTGCAAAAGGTAGTTTTAAAACTCTTTTAATGCCTAATTTTTTACAATATAAATCATATTCTTGTGGTTCAACTGCAATTAAATAATCAATACCTGCATTTTCAAAATTATCAGCAGTTAAAGTTATATCATACCGCCCTTTTGATATTATATAGATTGGGTACTTAAATCTACTTGCCATGCCATATTCATTTTTTTATACTCTACATTCAGTGATTTTAAATAACTTTCTGCCTCTTCTTGCCCATCAAATAAAAATACAACTCTTTGCTTCCCATCCATAGTTCCCATTGGGTTAAATTCTTCATCAAGGCTAACATCAGCATCCGTCATATTATTTACGTCTAAACCTGCTGACCAATTTGGCACATCCAATCCCCATTTATCCAAATCCTCGCTGTTCCATTCGTTTGCTAGTTGCTCCCAATCCCATTCGCCACCGCTCACGTTATCTTTCACAATAAACTCCCGTTGCTGTTCTTCGGTTAGGTCATCGGCTTTGATAATATGCACCTTTTTTAACCCTGCTTCTTTACAAGCCTTTAGCCTCATATTGCCACCGAGTACAATCATATCAGCATTAACTACTATCGGACGTATTTCGAGCATCTTTGGGAAGTCTTTTATTGACTGCACCAACTTGGCGAATTTATCGTCCTTAATTATTCTAGGGTTGTTCGGGTTTGGTTTAACCTCTGATATACTTACTTGCTCGGTTTTCATAGTGTTTATTTTTTATCTATCTGCTCCAACTTCCTTTGAGCATACTCAATACCAACACGCCCACCCCAAGCATCTACCATCAAACCTCCGCACCCTTCCTCATACGGAACATTCTCATATTGCAAGTGTCTTGCAAAACTTGCCATTCGTGCTATTGTTTCACGGCTTATAGGTTCACGGTTTGCTAGTTGGTTTGCTCTTGCCCATCCGACTGGTGTACCGCATCCTTTTGGGTTTCCGCTTTCATCTCTATACTTCAAAGCACGTTTAGCGTTCTCGGTTGCGGCTTTCGGATAGTCGGTGTACGTTTCAGCGTTTGAGATTTCTTTTTGCGCTTTTAAATCATTTGCATGGCTGTACAAACAAAGTCGGTATCTTTGCGCTTCGTCTTTGTATTCGCTGACCATAACATCATCACTCATGCAACGCTGCATGAAATCGTCTTTGCTTTCGTTGGTGTTTGGTTTAGGTATTGGCATGGGTCAAAAATAGTAATTAATTTTATTTCCGTTACTTTAATCATTCATTAACCGCAAAAATGCGGCATAATGCACATTATATCATTCTTCTTCGGGTTCGGGTACTCCTTCTTCTTCTTCTAATCCACTGATAAAGTCCATTTCATAAACTTGGATAAGTTTCACTCCATCTTCTATTTCATCAAAGGTCAATAGCTGAGGCAATTTTAAATCACGTATTTTTCTGAGAGCATCTTTGTACGTTGGTGCATACACCACAATGCTAGTTCCTTCAAAATTTTTGTAGTCTAATACTTGAAAAGTCCATTGGTATAGCTGGTCCATCTTACAAAACTTTACCGTCAATAATAGATTTGTTATACACCTCAAACTCGCCACCCTTTAATACCTTAATCACCGCAAACCCTAAATTCCATTCGTTCAAAGTTAAATAGTCTGGGTTCAGTTCGCAAAGGCATCCAATCACAAACGTTCCATGTACTTTTCCGCTAATGTTTGTTTTCAGCATCGTTTGCGTTTTGTGCTTATCACCGCAGATGGTGCTTTCTCCTGAACGTAGCCACAAAGTCCGAGCCGCATTAATACCTCCGCTCCCTTTGTACTCATTGCCATGTATAGCGTATAATTTGCCAATCTTCATTACTTGGTTATTCGGTATCCAAGTAATCCCACGCTCACCAAGTCGCAGAATTGTTTGAAGCCTAAACTCCTGCATATCCAAAATAACTGGTGCTTTCACCCTTAGGTATCGCTCCCATCGCATTTCGTGATTGCCTTCCTTAAAAAATATTTTAGCTAGTGGGAATGCTTTTTGTAGCACATCAAGGAAAGTTCGGCACAATTCAAACTCATAAGCTAGGTCACGCTTCTTTGGGTCTTGTTCATGGAAACTAGCTTTGTGCATGTCCATTATGTCCCCGAGTAAAAGAATGGTGTTTATGTTTTCTTTTTTGCCGTAGTCAAGTGCGAGAGTTAGTGCTTTGTTATTTTGGTATGGCAAATGAACATCGGATAAAACTAGGATGTTGTTGTTAGCCGTTGGCATCTTATAAATCACGCTTGGCTTTTCTTCGCTTTCGGGTAGTCCGTATGGATTTTCTCTACTAAAATCACTTTCCATTACCAAGTTTGTTGCAGTAGGTTTTCGAGTTTTATTGCCACCTGCGCCAGTATAGTGTCTAATAACGGTTCTTGCGTGTTCGGCATCATTAAACACTAAAGGATTTTCATTAAACATTTTCTCGGCTAAAGTATTCTTGCTGCTATTAGGAAACTTCTCAATATACTTCATTGCGATTATTCCTAGTTGTGTTGGCTTTGCCATTGGCTGGTTTATTTAATTATGGCGAAATTACCGTAATTAATTCTCATAATGCTTTATTTACGTATGCTTTAAATCCTAAATCATTCAACTGCTTTATTCGGTACTCCTGTAAAGGTTTCAAAGTGTCGGTCTTTTCTTTGCACTCAATAAATATAGCTTCACCGTCTTTCAAACATAATAAATCTGGGATGCCGTTCTTCGATGTCCTAATTAAATTAATCACAAAGTAACCTTTTGCCTCCATTTCTTTTATGACTTTGGTTTGGTGCTTACTTGCCATTTCTTGAATGTCTGCAGGACAAAGTCCTTTTTTTTAGATACTGCTTTATAAATCTGCCACTCAATCCCATCTTTAGCAAACACCCAAAATATATCACTTTGCTTTCGGTTTATAGTTGTCATTCTATCTCTCGATTGCCAGTAGCTAATCGCACTAAAATCAATATTATAATAAACTAAAGCCTCCGCACTTGACAAATTAATGCCTTCACGTCCACTTATTATTTGCAAAGCTATCGTTTTATTTGAATTATTGAACTCCTCGATATTGTCGGTAACGTCAAAGTGTTTCTTTATAGCGTCCAATTCAGCAATAAACTTGTAGAAAATAGCTATTTTTTTACCTGCAAACCTTTGTTTTATTGCCACTGCTTTGCTGTCGTCAAAGTCTATTCGATTGCCGTCCTCAAACTTCACCGTTCCGCTATACATTTGATGAACCTTTTGCATTAACTTGACCGATGTGTCAGCTAAAACTACTCCGCTTTTACCCTCAATAATCAAATCATTGGTTAGTCGGTCAATAATTGAATAGGTTGACGGCTTCATTTCTACGGTCATGAAGTGTTCGTTTATTTCGCTCACAAACCCTGCTTCCTTTTGCGTATAGGTCAACATTATAGGGTCGATGTACTTTATAACCTTTTCGTAGTTAACCACGCTATAATCGTTTGATGTGCCGTATGAAGTGTATTTAAGTTTAATAGTGCCGAAATCATTATGCCATTTGTAGAAATTCGGATAGTTTCTAAACGGTGAATAGTTGGAAACAAATAACTGATGGAAGATTTGAGCGTTGCTTTCGGGTAGTAGCGTTCCTGTCATTAAAATAACCTTGCAACCGTTTGCACATATCCGCTTCGCTTGTTTTGTTCTGATGCTAGGTTTCGGGAACGCTGCCAAACTATGACTTTCGTCAAAGATTACTAGGTCGTAAATAGGTTTGTGTTTATGAAGTTGCTCGTAGTTAATTATCGTAATCGGATACGTGTAACCTGCTGTGGCATAGTCTTTCTGGATGCTGCTAATTGCTTTTAGTTTAGTGACAAATAAAACATTTGAGTAATTACTGCCTATTGATAGTGCGATGTGGCTCTTACCAGTCCTCACTTCATAATTAAGTATCAACAAGCCTTTAGCCTTTAATATTTCACCACCTTTAGCAACGGCTTCGGATTGGTATTCTCTTAGTTGAAACATATTAAAAAGGTGCTTCGGTTAATTTTAAATCAATAGAAAACCAACGCTCATGATGTGACTTTCCTTCGTTGTAATCATGGTCAACAAACCTTGCATAACTTTCAAGCCACTTTTTGAACTTCTTATTTGTTAGCCATTTTTTATAGTCTTGATACTCGTTGGTGAAGTTTTCAAAAATTGTAGTTTTATTTATACGCTCATTGTGTATTATCGCTCCGTCCTTTGTCCATTCGTAAAACTCAAATGAAGTTTCTTTGATGAACTTCCTTACCACTAGGTTATTGAACTCGTTTTGAACTAAGCCGTTTGTCAAATAATACTGCAAACAATTAACCATGTAGCTGTCAAACCTTGCCCATTCGCTTTCGCTCCAGTCGTCAAAAAGTAAATGCCCGAAGTGGTCTAATGGTGTACGGTTAGCACTAAAGTAGCTACTCATTTCGATTTCAAACTTTCTGCGCTCAAATGAACCGCCAACACCTCCAACGGTGTAATTAGTTGTGATTAATATTTTCGGACTTTTTTGGATGGGTAGTTTAATCGCATCCTGTCCTTTGTACTCCAAAGTGATACCCTCAGTAATTAAGCTAAAAAGACTTTCAAAACTGAAGTTCTTTTTTACATCGTCAAACACCAATAGCTGACAATCCGTTGAAACGGTTTGATATGGAAAAGACTTATTGAACTCAAATGTCTTGCCGTCAATCATGCTGACCTTTTTCATTTTGGCTATGGCGTTCCAAAATAAACCTTTGCCACTTCCACCATTCGGGTTCTCACTTATTGTTTCATCATTAAAAATTATCGCTTTATTATTTGCTGAAGTCTTGAAAGTGTGAAGGAGATAACCAATCACTGACTTAAATGTGTTATACTTTTGGATGTCCTTGCCACTAACTAACCAGATGAACTCCCGAAATATAGCTGGGTGGTGGTCTGTTTCATTATACTCACGGTTTATTATTTGGTTCTTCCATACATAGTCATTTAACCTTACATAGTCTATTTGTTCAACTCCATCCTTTGTTACTCTCAAAGCGCAGTTTGAATAGTAAATAAAGCATTCGGTTGGTGTATCTTCTTTTAGCTGAATGTCTGCTGACTTCAAAAAAGATAGATAGTTTGGTGTAAAAAATTGTGGGTTTCCTGCAATGTAGTCATAAGGCTTCGCCCCTATTTTATCATTGCTCAATAAATAATCAAGTACAAAATCTTTGATTTTCTTTTCGTTGGTTTCCTCAATGAAGTTTTGTTCTTTACGAATAAAGGTGTAAGTATTACCATTAGCTGGGTAATATTTCATGAAGTTGTTTTGCTCTAGCCACCGTTTGAACTTTAAAGGACTTAATATAATTCGACCTTTGTCGGTTATGTTCCAAAACTCATCTACTTCCATCGACCCCTTTACTCGTTCAATAGTTTCTAAGTCTTGGATTTCGATGTTCTCACGTTGTAGTGATGCCTTTATTTGCTTTGGGTTTTTACCGCTCAATATTTGCTTTTCTATGGAAGAACGGATTTGACTATCCTCAAAGAACCTAGTGTTAAACGTATTCTTACCACGTTTATAGGCTGAATTACATATCTGCTCAATCTCATTACTATCAAAGTCGCTTTCTTCGTATTTTAGTAGCTGTGATAGTGCTGTGTGCTTTCCGATGCCAAAGTCATTAAAAGCCATTGCTAGTTTAAATAGGTTTTCATTTCTACTTCCATTTTGTAGGCTGTACTTCTTATTAAACCATTTTAAAAGGTTATCCAATATTTGACTTTCAGAAGTCATAGGAACTAAAACATCAACATTCTGTTTCCCGATTTCGGTATATTCTTCCAATTCAATAGCATCCCATTGTATGGCTTCTGTGTTGATGTATATCTCGGGGTCATAACTTTCAAAGCAGAAACGGCATATGTCCTTACCCGACTTGTCGAAGTGGTCTGTATTAAAATACTTCTCCAAAGCGTTAAAGTATAGCCTAAAGTTCTCGGCATCCTTTGGTATTCTAATCAATGCCTTTACACCAAGTGCTGAAGGACTGATAAAAACAGAATACACAAATGGCTCTTTACTTAGAACCTGTTTATAGTTTATGGCTTCGGCTTCTGTTTTGAATTTATCAAAGTCAAGTATTAAGAACCCCGAAGGTTCGATTAATCCACTTGCTAATCTTGTGGTAAATGTGCCATTAAAGCAAACACCAGATAAAGCCTTTTTGTCTTTGCCGTCTTTTGTTTTGCGATACTTTAGGACTTTGTCTTTGCTTTCACCTTGCTTAATTCTGTTTAGGCAAAAGTCAACTGACCTTTGGAAAGGGTTGGCAACGTCTGTTACCGATTTAAATATTGAAACCATAGTAGAAAAAAAGTGCCTCAAAGAATGCCAATGGTGGAGCAAAGGCAGTCAATGAGGCAATAAGTTTATAATTGTATCTCCACATACGGTCACAAAAATATAAATCAATAATTAATAAACAAACTATTTGTAAAATATATTTTTTGCGGCACGTTTGCGCCAATTTAACAAATTTATAAAATATTGATTTTCAACTGCTTAAATAGTTTTGCGCCAATAATCCGATTATTTTCGGGAAAACCTTTGGAAAAAACGTGTTTTTTAAAAAACGTGTTTTCCATAAAAGAAAATAGGAAAAGCAGGTGAATAATTGGCGCAAATAAAAAACCCCCGATTTCTGGTCGAGGGTTATTGCATGGTCAAGTAATCAATGATTAATACTTCACCTTAATTAAGTCCGTAAAATCCTTTTCTAATTCTAAAACCTTATCAATAGGAAGGAAAAACATCCGCTCGTTGATGCTGGTCACCGCCCTTATTTTTTCATCGCTATTTTGCATTTCGGCTCTAATCACCTTTTGACTTTCTACACCAACGTAGGAAAGTAGTTGATTAACGCCTGTGTGATACGCTGTTTTTAAGCGGTGCAGGACGTTTTTAACGCCACTACTTCCGCTTAGTTTTAAATAATAATCATGCTCGATGTTCAGCATCTTTGAATAGTATAGCTGTCTAAAGATTGACGCTGTCAGTTGATTGAGGTGTTGTTCCTGTTGCTCGGTCATTTTGTTTGGCTTGGTTTATTTGGTTATAATTAGTAATGATGTGCCTTATTTCTTCAAACCCCATGTTTAAAGTCTTTCTTATTTCTTCCCATTCTACTCCTAGTTTTCTAAGTTCAAATGCTTTCTTGTTGGCGATTAGTTCGCAGTGGAATGGCTTGGTAAAATCTCTACGGTAACTCATTTTACTTGCAGATTTTGCTTTTCGATAATGGTTGCACCCTCAACTATCACACCTGCTTCAATATCGCTTTTGATGGATGTTTTGTTTACGGTTGGTTTGTAATCAAAATATTTAGCATCAAGTAAACTTTCATCAATAATATGCACCGACTTTGAAGCACGAAAGGACATTTTAACTAATGGTGTCTTTACTTCGCTCAATTCGTACTTTTGCATAGCAAAACCAATCGTTTCTTTCAGTTTAGCTGTTGCACTATCAATCCCGTCTTTCATTGCCTTTAATCGCTTTATTTCAGCGTCAATAGCTTTGCTGTCGGCTTCGTTGGATAGTATCACCAAACCATAGTTAGCGGATTTCTCCGCCAACTCGGTCTGAGTGATTGCTAACTTGTTAAACAATTCGTCTGTGATTTCGCCTTGTGATGCAATTAGTTCATCATTTATGGCTTGTAGTTCCTGGTCGATGTGGTATAACGCTCTCATTATTTCTTCACTTTTAGGTTAGTTAATTCGTTTTCCATCGGTTCAAGTAGTTGAAACTTCTTCTTAACGTCCTCGATAGTTGCTTTGCCTTGCAGTAAAGCGTTGGTCACGTTGGTAAAGTCAATCGTGCCACGTTCTAAGAATGGTTTAGCAACTGGTTTAGGTTGTGAAGCAATGTTTCCATCGTCATCATCTGCACCTACGTTTAGAAACGATTGCATTCCGTAACGTCTTGCGTAAGTAATGCCGCTTCCCTGCGCTTGTGCATCATCTTTTTTACCGAATATTATCTCAGTTTCGCAACTCATCCACTCGCCACTTTCGTGTATTAAAATAGTTTCAACATAATTCTTGCCATCAATGGTAATTGTTGGCTGTAATAGAGTTATGCCGTTAGCTTGAAGTGATGGCATACACGCCTCACGAATTGAATTAAGGTCTGCATACTTGCTTTTGAAGAATGGATTTTTAGCATCCTTAATCGCTGTTCCCATTGCGCCTTGTGCTTTCAATAAAGCGGAGGCAATCTTTGTAATTGTTTGTGATGTTTTCATAGGTTTATTTGGTTTAGTTTAAAATTAAAATGGTAAATTTCCATCGTCATCAGTTGTCGCTGACGTTGCTGGTGCTTTGTAGTCGCTTTTAGGTTGCCACTCATTTAGCACCGCATAATGTGTGTTACCGTTCTTGTCGGCTTCCTTTCTGCGAAGCAAATCAATATTCACATAACCTTTGGCGTTGGTATGTTTGTTTAGTTCCTCGATTAGTGTTTTGGCGTTAATTGATACGCTCACCACTTCCCCGAAAGTAGTCTGTTTGACTTTGATAAAAAGTCCGTTGATGTAGGTTTTGTCTGACATTTGTTTATGGTTTAATTGTTAAAAAAGAAATCGAATTGACCGTAATAGAAATCAACTGCAATTCTTACGTTGTAA